ACCTGCAGGTGCATCACTTAACACTTCAACTGGTGCAATCACAGGAACACTCTCTAGTGTAAGTGCAGACACTACTTCAAATTTTACTTTAAGAGCAACAGCAAATACTAAAACTGTTGATAGAGCATTTAGCATTATAGTTACGAACACACCAACTGGTACTTCAAGAAGTGATGCTATACCAGTTTCTAAAACAGAAAATCCAATTACAAGAATACTTGCAAATAGAGGAGAAAGTAATGGCTCAATAACAGAAGGTGTTTACTGGTTTTCTACAACAAACACAGCAAATACAACTTATGTATTTCCAACAGTTTTGAGAAACTTTAATAGTGCTACATGGTTATTGTTTGGAAAAAATATGAGACCTCATGCTTATAAACCAGAAAATTCAGATAGTAATACTTCAGGTGGTAATTCTTCAGCTAACAATTCAGCACACTCATTGTCTTATGGTTTAATTGACAGTTCGGGAAATGCTTTAATTACAAATTCAAATATTTTAAGTAGCCACGCTAACACCACTCCTTCAGCAAGTACACTTGGAACATATCATGCAGGAGTATCTATTAAATCTTTTGGAGATAATGTTTTCGGCACAATGGGTTTATATGGTAGAGATGGTGCTTTAAGAACAGTAGTAAGAAGTGACTTAACAGCTAAAATTAATAGTGGTCAAGTTTATAACAATACCTCACATACTGTTGATGAATTTATTAGTACGACAACTGGTGCAGGTTATATGTATTTTAATACAGAGATGAGTGCCAGCGATAGAGATACAATGAGACTAGGCTTAACACCTTACAACTCTGTTACACACGACAGATATAATGGTGCTGATGAACATACTGGAACTACTTGGCAAATGGACGGAAGTGATAATTATACAGGAAACAACAGAGATACTGCTTTATCAGGAGAGTATGGAAGAATATCTCTTTGGGTTAAATAATGGCTAGAAAAAAAGTTAATCCAGTACAAATGTATGCAGAGCAAACAACTGGGGTAAGACTTTCAAGCCATGAGAAACTTTGTGCTGAACGAATGAATAACATTCTCAAATCTATAGAAGAAATGAGAAAAGAAATTAAATCTTTAAGAACAGATGTTGCTATGGGCAAAGGGGGACTTAGAGTTATCCTTGCTGTAGGGACACTTATAGTTGGGATTATAGGTTATTTCAACTTTAGATAATGATTTTTAAATACGTGTTGATACTGCATTTGTGTTCATTTGCAGGGCAACCTCAATGTTACAATCCTAAAGTAGTGCCTTTAGAGTTTGACACACATTACGATTGTATCCAACAAGGATACCTTAAAGCATCACAAGCAGTAGAGAATATAGGAACAGATTTAGTTAACAAACAAAAACTTGCAGTCAAATTTGAATGCACAGAATTAACACAGGAAACAACATGATAATATTTGGAGAAAACCCTAAAACATACCTTAACAAAGTTAAAATATGGTACATGAATACAGACAAAAAATTACTATCTTTAGTTATCTGGTCAGCATTAATGTTTGCAATAGGCTATGCTTTTTAGTTTATTAGGTAAAACTTTAATCAGTCATACAACAAAAGCACTTTCAACACATTTAGAAAAAAGAGGCAATAAACAAATTGCTGAAATAGAAGCTAGTAAAGAAGTACAAGTAGCACAAATACAAAATTCAGGAATAAAAGACGAACTAATTTTAATATGGTTTTTAGTCATACTAACACTTCCTTTAATCGGTGAAACAGAAAGATTTATGCGTTGGGCTGAAGTTTTATCAGCTATGCCTTCAGAGATATTTTATATCTTCGGAGCAATAGTCGCCGCATCATTTGGTATTAAAGTGTCAAGCATCTTTAAAAAATAATGCACAACTTTTTATTAAGGTTCTTTGGAGGTATCGACAATATATTTGAAAAACTAAACAAAACTGTAGACGACCTATGGACGTTTAAGTTTCCTAATTCAAAATCTAAAAAACATGAGAGACATAAAAAAATTAACAGAGTTCACAAAAAATAAAGAACATAAAGAGAAAGAAATGGCTTTGTTTAAAAATCTTAAAAAAGAAGTTTCAATTAACGCTAATGGAACTAGAGAATACGTTATTAAAAAAGGTATTAACAAAGGAAAAATTGCTAAATGAAAAGACAACGCAACACTATGCTTATTGGTGTATTAGGTGCAATTCTTTTAGGAATTTCTAGTTGGGTACTAATGACTATCGTAGAACTTGAGGTTCATTTAGGAATGTTAAGCGAAGAGATTATGTCAATAGATAAACAAATTGGTAGAATTTATAATCACATGGATAGGCTAAGTAAATAATGAAAACAGCAAAATCCTATGTACCTAGAGAAAAACCTAAAAAAAGAAAAGGACAACATGTCAAGTCAAGAAACAAAGGAAGTACCTTTAAAAAATACAACGGACAAGGAAGACCAAAGTAATTTAGAAACAATAATAAAAGAGTTACCTCAATTATTAGTAACCCATTCTTATAACAAATTAAAATCTGGTGACGAACTAACAGCTTCAGAGATGAAAGTTTGTCTTGAGATATGTAAACAATATTCAAAAGACCCTATTGCTAAAAAAGAAGTTAACCTTTTAGATAGCGTACCTTTTGATACCCCAGAGGACTAATGGATAAACGAATTAATAACTTTAAGAACTTTTTGTTTTTATGTTGGAAACATTTAAACTTACCAGAACCAACACCCATTCAATATGACATTGCAGACTTTCTTCAGTCAAAAGAAAAAAGAATTGTAATAGAAGCATTCAGAGGTGTAGGTAAATCTTGGATTACTTCGGCATACGTATGTCACCAGTTACTACTAAACCCTCAAAGAAACATATTAGTAGTATCTGCAAGTAAAACTAGAGCAGATGACTTCAGTACGTTTACACAAAGGTTAATCTCAGAGATGCCTATGTTACAACACTTAATACCTAGAGATAACCAAAGACATTCAAAGATTAGCTTTGATGTTGCACCTGCTACAGCCAGTCATGCACCCTCAGTTAAGTCTATGGGTATTTCTGGTCAGATGACAGGTTCAAGAGCCGATATTATTATTGCAGATGACGTTGAGAGTGCAAATAACTCCCAAACTCAGCTTATGAGAGATAGATTGTCAGAGACAGTTAAAGAGTTTGATGCGATTATTAAACCTGAAATTGGTAGAACTATATTTTTAGGAACACCGCAGAATGAGATGTCATTGTACAACTCATTGGGTGAAAGAGGATTTAAGACAAAAATCTGGACAGCATTAGTACCTAATAAAACTCAAACAATCTCTTATGGAGATAAGTTAGCGAGTATTATTAAAGGTGTTGAAGGTGAGCCTACAGACCCTAAAAGATTTGATGCTACAGATTTGATGGAACGATTAGCTTCGTATGGTCGTTCAGGTTTTAACTTACAATTTATGTTGGACACTTCATTGTCTGATGCAAATAGATACCCTCTAAAATTAAACGATTTAATAATAGCTTCAGGTTGTTCAACTTGGAAAGAAGCTCCTGCGAAGATACAATGGGCTTCATCACCAGAACAAATGAAAGCTATAGACCCAGACATTCCCAATGTGGGACTTAAAGGAGATTACTTTGTAGCTCCTATGTATATGTCTGAAGAGTTCACTCCGTTTGAAGGTACATGTATGTCTATTGACCCATCAGGTAGAGGAGAAGATAAAACAGCTTATGCAGTATTAAAGATGCTTCATGGAGTTCTATATCTGACTGCACAAGGTAGTCTTGAAGGTGGATACTCAGATACAACTATGGCTAGGTTATCAAATATTGCTAAGAAGCATGATGTTAACTATGTAGTCATTGAGAGTAACTTTGGTGATGGTATGGCAACTCAGTTGTTAAAACCTATTATGGCAAAGATACACCCCTGTGAGATTGAGGAAGTTAGACATAATACACAGAAAGAAAAACGTATAATTGATACACTAGAGCCTTTGATGAATAGTCATAGGTTAGTCGTAGATGATTTACTAATTAAAGAAGATTTTAAGAATGAGCCAGACCATCAGTTGTTTAGACAGATGACAAGGCTTACAAGAGACAAAGGTTCACTTAGACATGATGATGCCATAGACGCATTAGCCATGTGTGCTAAATATTGGACAGATAGGTTAGATAGAGACCAAACCTTATCTTACAATCAGCACAAAGAAGATTTGATTAATCAAGATTTAGAAAAATTCATGGAAGGAACAATAGGAAGACACCCAACCAAAGAAAGATTTATATAATGGACTTAGAACAGACTAAAAAAGAGATTAAAAAAGAAGAAGGTTTCCGTATGGAAGTTTATAAAGATACTTTAGGTTTTGAAACAGGTGGCTATGGTCACAAAATGATAGAAGGCGAAGATACACCTACAGATATGGCAGGGTGGGAAAAGCTCTTTGAAAGAGACTTTGCTCGTGCTGTAACAGGTGCGGAAGATGTCCTTATGTTATGTCCCAATGTCCACGACACTGCTAGACATATAGTGGTTGAAATGTGTTATCAGATGGGTGCTTATGGGGTCTCTAAGTTTAAAGGTATGCTTAAAGCTCTACAAGATGAGGACTATAAGACTGCCAGTGTGGAGATGCTAGATAGTCTATGGGCTAAACAGACACCCAATCGTGCTAACCGTATGTCTGAACGCATGGCAAATATTTAAAGAGAAAATCTGTGTGGGTATTTGATATACACAGGAAGGCAGTTTCCCCCGTGCGGTGCGTGTGGGCGAGTGCAAAAACTACCAAAAGTGAGGCTTTAAAGGGTTTTTTCTATGTATAAGGACTGCATATCCTTTGTGTGGGGCTGTGTGGGCGTGTACTTTTTTTATTCGTGTACGTGTGAGAGATA